ACTAGAACCATTTACAGTTCCTGAGGCTGTATTAACCAGCTTCAATAACTCATCATAATTCCCAACGTCAGGAAGTTTCTCTTCAATTAAACCCTTAAGTTCCTTAGAACTGGAGAGCAATTCCTTAAGAGGACCTTCACCAAATAACGAACTACTCAATGAACTAGCAATAAAATTCATTTGCGGAGTTGCTTGAGATTCATAACGAATTCTTTTCTCAGAAGCATACTTTTCTTTCAGTTGAAATGCAATTTCCTGAACCCTATTAGTTGTGAGCGGGTTAGGAGTTACAGGTACTGTCAGAAAAGTAGCCTCATCATCAGAAGTATCATAGTGTGAGACCATCAAACTACCATCTTTGTTTAGGAATAAATCCATTTCAAAGGGAGGAGAAGGAATTTCTCTACCAATATGAATACTTCTAATGTTAGTCTCCTTAACAAGCTGACTTAGATCAATATCCGGATCATTATGTAAAGGAGTTTCTAGTTGAGCATGAGAATTTACATACTCTTGCAAAACTGGTCTAGCTTTTTGATACGCTAGGGTAGCTTGAGAGACAGACAAGTTACACTTGTCTGAAACATCCTCCATATAATCATGAAGGGTTGGTTTTCTTTCTCTAAAGACAACAGGTGGATGAGATTCTTCAACAAGACGTGCATGATATCTACGAATACTAGGATCTGTGAAATAATCTAAGTCTTCCAAAGAATGGCTAAGAGTATTCACAAATTCATCATATCCGTCACTACTAGAATAAGAATCACTTGAATAACAAGGATTAGCTTCAAAATAGTTATTGACAGACGCACGTTCATTAGTTCTTTCCGGGGCGGAAGAATTGTTTATAGAGTTTTTCTTCCAATTTCTCTTTTTGTGTGGTTTAAATTTTCTCATGGTTGATATGACAACTCGGTTAGGAAAGTTACTGCAATTAAATCAGAGTACCCAACATTCACGACACGAGCGTGATATAGATTTTAACAACCTATCATTGAGGTGTATGCATAAGATGAAACACTTGGTTCTACCACATTTTTCATCACATAGTCGCTCGATAGGAAACCTAAAGCGTGAACAAAACAGACCTCTATATAAAATAAAGGTTTTCAAGACGAGTGGAATTCTCGCCACCATTAATAAGTAAATATAACAATAAATCAGACTGACAGCAAAAGCATAAAATGCTAATGCAACTTCATTTAAGAAGCTTTGAATAAAATGTGATTAACAAAAGGGGTTTTGCAAAATTATAATCATACAGAAATATTATACTGAAATTATAGCAAATGTTATGAACAACTGAAATGTTTATAAGGTCATTACAAACCAGACAGTTATAGAACAAAATACCAGGGCTACAGAGTCCCTATTTCTCGGAATAGTCGTCGAAATAAAACTTAACAGCAAATACTCAGGGTCTCATACCTGATTCTAAAGAAGAATATGCAGGGTCTCTACAAATTGTTTTAAAGATATCTATATGAAAACATGCGCATGGGTTACATACG